GTCCATGATTAACTCCTTTTAAAGATTTAATCATATCCTTTTCTAATTAATCTGTCAACCTAAAGAATCAGCGGAAGAAACCTCCCGAAAGTATCCACCCAGCATCCTTCTGCCTTCCAACCAATAGCGCATCCGCATAAGTCGAAACAATCGCTGGATTCATGTTTGTGCGCTTAACGGTAGACTTTCCTTGAGCAGCGAACTTTGTAATCATCGCTATTTGCGTTGGGCTTGCCTTACCGTACATTGGCATTAGGCGCTCTGCTAAACACCATCTGAGAGCCATTGAATAGCCTTGGGGTAGGTTTATCGTGTCGTTTATTGAGACAAATTGTTGGAATATCTGGTCTACGAAAATGTGCATCTCACCTTGTGACGGGTTAGGCCAAAGGTAGATATTTCCCAAAGTTTCGGTTGGCTCGTAGTAAACCGCTTTAGGCCAAGGGCCGTTTAACGTCTTTAAACCAATCATTTCGTATTGCTCTAAATTCAGAACAGATACGGGATAGTCGAGTCCACCGCCAGTTATCGCTTGACCGTTTGAAGTAGTGTTTACCCTTACAAACGCAGACCTTAATCCTAAAGGGCGTTGATAATAACTGTTGATTGTTCTGGACGTTACAGTCTGGCTAATGTTGAGTAAGTAAGTACCCGCTTCGTTAACCTGACCGCCTGCGCCTGTCAGCATTTGCTGAATCTTAGTACCTGAGGTTATTCCGCTACCCGACAAGGTTTGACCGATTGAAATACCGCCAGAGGTTAACTGGGTTACTGTGAGGATATTTCCGGTGATCGAGCCTGTGAAAACTGCGCCAATTTGACCGCCTGGGCCAATTGTGTACTGGGTTTGTCCTTGAGTAACTGGAAATATGATCTCGTTTTTGTAGAAGACCATCATGTCTTCGTTAGACCATTGGTCGAGCATATCCTGAAGCATATCGAAAGCATCTTGAGCTGCTTCCGGAGTCGGTGTCTCCCCAGCCTCCAAAGCTCCAATGTCTTTAAGTGCTCTAGATATTATGTCTACGGCCTGGGTCATGGGTCACCTTATATATTTGGCGTGAAAACTTGTGGTTTCCAAGGAGGAACAATAGATTTCGACTTGTCTAAAAGCGCCAATTGCTCCTCTAGCCTAGATTTTATTACACAAACGCCATCTTTCATAGCATCATTTTCGATCCATTGAGCCACCATTTCTTCGGTGACTTGCGCTAGTGGAGTCTTATTCTCTGGGTCTTTAAAGTACCAATTACCTTCGGTTTCTACCGTATTTGTGTCATCCGATAGGCTTAAATGGTATTTAGCATGGGTAATTACTTCGTTTTCAGCGCTTAGTTCTAATATTTGCCATTTGTAGTTCATATTTACCCCACCCTGTACCATGTAGTATTTGAAGATTTATACATAAAAAGCGCAAAACCACCAACAGTAAAAGCAGACAAAGCATTTAATAATGTTTGACCAGTATTTGCGCTCATAGTTAAAGCCGTGATAATTTGAGTTGAAGCAACCCTGACTTGCATACCATCTGTAGGTGAAGCAGGCATTGTTATAGTGCCAGTTGCTAAAGTTCCAGACGGGGCAAAAATAGTTAAAGGGGCAGTTAATGTATAACTAAACCCTGTTGATGGGGTTTGATAATCATAAGGGCCACATGAACCTTGTGTCCCGTCAAGTACCATTGTCATATTTAAAGTGCGTTAGCAGTTATTGCCGTTTGGATAGGCGCTAGTGCCTCTACCAATTGGGCGGTTGTTGTGGATGCCGTAATTGCAGACCTAGCCGTAGCCAAAGCCGTAGCCCAATCTGCATCAGACATTACATTTGTTAACCCAGCACCTACCTTTGAAGTCCTATGCGAAGATTCTGTATAGGCTATCTGGTTTAACGCTTTGGTTTGATGTGCTATGGCAGTAGGAATATCTACAGTTACCGTTGTGCCGTTTAGTTTCCATGAGTCAAAAAACTGTGCATCTGTACCTTGGGGCAAAGTAGAGTCATCCACAATAATTGCACCGGCAGGGCAGTCTTTGGTCAGTACCGTCTGAATATCGAGTTCGCCTGTGGGTACGCATACTGAGACATTTCCGCTTGTGTTTGTGTATATGATTACTTGCATTTTTATTCCTTAATTTCCAAAGATTACTACGTTAGCCGATTTAAGATCATAAGAAACGTCACGTCTACATAATAAACGTAATGCGGATGTTGTTTTTGTTGTTGGTGCTGTACCCATTGTTCCTCCAACGCCAACATAAGGGCCAAATTGATAAGCAGAACCTTGATCTGCAATTACCGAACAAGTTGTTGCAACAGCGTAATTTGCGTCTGTCAGAGTAGAAGTAAAATTTAAAGTGTAATCTCCTGTCCCGTTTTTTGTGACAGAACTTACGTTGTAATTTGCGTTTGGAGTAATTGGAGTTGATGCTGTGCCATCAAAATTTACCCAAGCCAAAGCATTAGTCGTAACCCCGTTACTTTGAAGTTTTACTATCCCACTACCATCAGATGACATCTGAAGATTGTTTGTAGTGGATGCGTTTATTGTGCAAGTCATTGTTAGTCCTTAGCGAAAAATTGCAACACCAACAATAGGGCTATCTTCTGCACTACCTGTGCCTGCTGTATTTACTACCTGAACAGATGTTGTTAATAAAGAAATTGGATTTAACGATCTTGCAGAAGAATTAGAAGAAATTGAACCTCCTTGAGTCATTCCAACCGCAGAATAATTTACATCAATCATTGCATTTGTAAAATTAATTGTGTAATTGCCTGTACTGTTATATGTGACAGAACTTACGTTAAAACTTGCACGAATTGATTGTGTTGATGTTCCTTTGTAATTTACCCAAGCCCGACACAGCGTACCTATCTGAGTACCCGACCCATCCTGAAACTGAGTAGGTGTACCCGTTGTACTGGATTGGATTGTGTCTATTGCTAATGTGCCGTATGTCATATTTATCCTACAAAACAACCCAGCGAGAACCGCTAGATATCGTAACGGTTACACCGCTTGCTATGCTTACTGGCCCAGCAGACATTGCGCTGTCACCACTTGGGATTGTATAGTTTGCGCTTACCGTTTTTGAGTTAACCACAATTCCGTTACTGGCTATAAGTTCCGCACCCGTTACTGTTCCCGATGCGTTTACCGCTACGGTTGACAATGTGCCTGTGCTTGGTACAAAACTAAACTTAGTTGAACTTGTCGTTTCACCCGTAATCGTTCCGCTTGTTGCTGTTGTCAGCGTAGGGTAATAAGTAGAACCAGACGAAGTGTTGTCCGTTATCGTTAACCCTGCGGTAACTGTTGTCCAAGTCGGCACAGCACCAGAACCGCCAGATGTTAATACTTGACCTGAAGTACCGTAAGAACCGTTTACAGCCAATGCGCCAGATGTATTGATAGTCATCGCATCTGTTGCGCTACTACCAATTACAAAGTGAATCGAATTAGACCCGTAAGTACCAATTGCTAAGTCAGTCGAGGCAGATGCTAAGTAAACATACCCAGCAGCACTAAATGCCCCACTTCCGCTAAACCCAGATGAATTAATACCAAATTCACCAAAGTTTGTAGTGGATGTGGCGTTATTATTGGATACGTTAAAGTTTGTAGATGCTGTAGCCCCAGAATTGGTGTTTTGTAGCACCATCTGGTTGTAAGCATTAACATTAGACTGAAACGATGCCAGAATATTGGTATCTGAATACCCAAGCGTTCCGTAACTAAAAGCACCCGTAGTGGCAGATGCGGTTGTGGATGCTGTAGCTATAACATTTCCACCGCTAAGTATCGTAGAACTAAAAGTCCCTGTACTCGGCACATACTGAAGTTTTGTAGAACTCGTGTCAATCGTTGTAGCCGTTCCGCTTGTTGCGGTCAAGAAAGCAGGGTAAAAAGTACTAGAACTTGTGGTCTGGTCAGAAATAGTGACCGAAGCGCTTGGTGTTGTCCATGTCGGTGCGCTAGAACCATTTGAAGTTAAATATTGCCCTGTCGTTCCGTTTGCTAAGAATACGGTTGTATTTGCGCCAGATTGATAGGGTATTTGACTGGCTGCGCCACCCGCCAAGTTTGTAGCCGTACCAACCGATAAACTAGACTGTGCCGTGTATTGTGGGGCGCTTGACCCAGCGGTTAAAACATAACCTGAAGTGCCTAGAGCCAAGAATCCCGTTGTATTCACAGCGGTTTGATACGGGACAGACCCAGTTGCGCCACCGCTTATGTTCGTTGCTGCCCCAACCGTTAGGCTTGATGTAGCCACCCAAATAGGCGCTGCTATTGACCCAAGAGTCATTAACAATGAACCTGAAGTGCCTGGCGATAAAAAAGCCGTTGTCGCTGAAGCACTTTGGTAAGGCAAAGAATATTGAGTTGTGCCAGATAAATTAGTGGCAGTCGTTGCAGTCGCAGCGTTTCCACCAATACTTAACCCTGAAGCCGTACCCGTGATGTTAGTCCCTACAAGGGCGCTAGGAGTGCCTAAATTGGGCGTTACGAGCGTTGGGCTTGTAGCCAATACTACGTTGCCAGAACCCGTTGTTGATGCGCTAGAAGCTGATGTCGCTTGTCCTTGGGCGTTAAATGTAACACTTGCCAATGTATAAGAACCCGCAGTTACCGCAGTATTAGCTAAAGCGATAGTTACCGCAGATGAGCCGTTGTAACTCGTACCTGAAAGCCCTGTGCCAATCGTTAACGCATTGGGCGCTACCGCAGTAATCGTACCCGATGCCCCCAAAGCGATAGAAGTGCCGTTTACCGTGATACTGGAGTTTGTCAACCCAGAATTAGGAATTGTTGCGTTGATTTGACTTGGCGCAATAGAAATTGTCGCATTGCTTGCCGATGTCAATTGACCTTGAGCATTAACCGTGTAAGTTGGAACGGTGGAGGCAGAGCCATAAGACCCAGCAGTTACGCCCGTGTTTGTGATACTAAACTGATAGGCTGATAGGGTTAACCCTGTGCCTGCTGTATATACAGATGAATTGCTAAACTGGCTAAACGTAATTGCAGTTACACCTAGAGTTCCACTTGTGGGGCTTGTACATACCCAAGCTGAACCAGATTGCCCACCGTTTTCAACGAATAAAAACGCAGAAACCAGTTCAGCGTAAGTATTTGCATCGCTAGACCGTGACCAAGTGCTTGCCGAGGCTACATAAATGCCGTTATTAGCTTGAGTTGTTTGATTCTTTACTAAAACCCTGTCCCCAGCTAAGGTCGTATACCCGTCAATCGTCTGTAATCCGCTTAAAGTGATGTTTACAGTCGTTGCGACTTGCGCTGGTTGCTTAAATGCCAAGCCCTGAGCGATGGCATCCACATAAGATTTATTGACGATGTCGGTAGGATTTACAGCCGTTGTGCTGATCGAGCCTGTTGTCGTGCTGATATTGGTAAAAACCCCACTAGAGGGCGTTACAAGACCGATTGTTGTACTGTTAATCGTACTGTTTGTGATGTTTAATCCGCTTTGGGAAGGATTAAGAGTTGCGTAGAAAGGTTGCCCCTGACCTATGAAAGTATTAAAACTTCCGTCCAAATTAAAATATGCCTGAACGGGCAGTAAATTCTGATCTGAGGTAAGGTTAGGGGCACTCATTAAAATGGTATCGCAGTAAAGATTAAGGTATCACCAGCAGACATATTTGCAGCTAAACCCGTAGTTATTGAATAACTATTAATTGTCGCTGAAGTGGTCGTATACGCTGTTTGTTGTAAAAACAAAGTCGTACCGCTAGTGATATCGTAACCTTGAACCAACCACCCATTTGGCGCAGCAGGAAACGTTAAAGCTCCCGTATTTGCTGCCGTGTTACCCATAATCACCCTGAAAACGTTTGCTTGATTTCCCAAAACTTGAGAACCAGCTCCCCCAAATCCAGAAGCAATTGTTGGTATAGAGTCATAAGTCAAAACAGCTACTGTGTTAACTGTAGTTGTGGATGCTACTTGATTAGTATTAGACATTATGATTGATCTGCCATTGGAGTTACATAAACAGTCGCTGTGCTTGTTCCGCAAATAGCGCTTACTGCAAAACCATTAGGTGGTACAGCAATAACCATAGGGGATGACATCGAAATGCCAAGCATAACAACCTGTTGTGGAGTTCCAGAAACAGGCATAACTGGAGTTCCTGGGGTTACTGAGTTCAAAGCGTTAGACTCTGAAATCGTAATTGCCACAGGGTTTGCGGATGTGTTCAGAAAACCGCAAAAATTGATTTGATCGTTACCCGTTGGGGTGACAGTCAAAGCAGTTGATGCAGTTGTCGATACCGCTATCGCATAAGATGGGCCAACTGGCCTAAATACGCTTGTATTTGCCATTATGCTGCGTTCGTAGACTGTGGAGCGCCTTCAATGCGTACCACTTGGAACTGATAAACACCAGCAGCCGGAGTAATAGCAGTAGCAGCGCCTGAAGTGTTCTGGAACTGAACTGTTAAAACATTGGCAGTTGCAACATCTACGTTACTTACGATTACGTTGGAAGTTTGATTTCCTTGGTATTGTTGTAAAGAAACGATGTCAGTTGTCTGCAAACCAGAAATTGCAAAGGTTTGTAAAGACTGAGTTGCTGATGTTGTTAGCGCAGCGGGAGTGATGCTAGGCGCAATGTAAAAGGTTTCGTGAGCATTGCCACGGGCAATAGTGGTAGAGGGCATGATTTTTCCTTTGAAAAACTTAATTAATTGTACCGATAAAAACAGAAAAAGCCACCCCTTTTGAGGGTGACTTTCCCCAGTTTTAGCTTAGATTAGCTGAAATCGTAGCCATAAACATATACGTCACCTGTACCAGTTGCGCCAGAAGCGACTGTTACGTCAGCGTACAGAGTTTGACCAGCCAGAGCTGTTGAAGTCGAACTTGCATCAAGGTAAGCAGTTCCAAGAGGAGCTGAAGACAAAGCTGCGAGTTGGGCTGTGGTCAAAGCACCGAACAAACTGGATGGTGAACCTACGTTTGTAGTTGTGATTCCCAAGGCAGTAGTTGTGCTTAATGTAACCGCAGCGCCTGCGTTGTTTACGTTAGTCACAATCAACTCTTTAGGCAAATATGCTGTGGAGTTGTTTACTGGAATGGGTGTAAATGCGACAGCATTTAAGTTAACGCCTTTAGCCACACCAATCAAGCGAAGTGTTTGGTTTGTGGTGACGTTACTTGGATGTGCCGATACTGTGGTTGCTGGTCCTGGATTACTCATTTTGTGTTTCCTTTAAATAAGTTTAGGCTGCAATACGGCAAGAGAGTTCAGGGTAGAGCGGAGCCCAACCATATAGAACGTCTAGACGAGTCGGTATTGAATCGTTGTTAATGGTGTATTGGCGAACCACACGCATAGACAATCCGATCTCTTTATCGGAAGCACGTCCAGCAAAATGGACACCTTCAGGCAGTTCTAGATCGGCTACTGCCAATGTGAACGCATTGCGGTGCATCATGATGTTTTGTGGTGACAAAGTACCTGTGTTGTTGAATGGTGTTACAACAGCAGTAGTAGATGTAGAACCGATCACGATTGTGTTCTGGAACTGACCACCAACGATGATAGCTGGGCTAACTACGATGTTTGTTGCAGTTGTACCTACTGTTGTAGTAGATTGAACAACAAAGTTACGGAGCTTACCTGAACCATACGCTTGACGGTTTTGTGGGTTAGTTGCATACAAACCAGCGATCTGGATAACGTCACCAGCGTTCAGCGTAGCTGTGCTTGATGCGGTATTCAATTGGATCGTTGAGTATTGTGCCCAACCGCTTGTCAAGTAACCAACAGCTGCTGTTGTGTTAGCTTGCAAATTTACACCAGAGTATGAACCAAAGGTTTGTGCAACCACGTTTTGGTCTAATTTCCAGTTAACACCAGCAGAGTCACGACCCATCAAACCTTTGCGGTACTGCTCACCGATGGCTTCTTGGGGAACGAAAAGTCCCTTGAGAGAGTCAACGATTGTTGCAGTTGTAAAAGGCTCAACGATACATGATCTACGACCGTCTCTTGGTGCGCCTTCAGAGTCAAGATAAGCACCAGCTGTTAAGAAAGTGATTAATCCAGTTGGAGGTGTACCAGCAACGCCAACGATGTTAGCAGTTTGCAGAGCAGCAGTTGTCAAACCGTCACGGTCAATCTTGTTAGCTATTGCAGCACATTCTGTTACTTTCGGCTTTCGCCTACTGACCACTTTCATGGCGGGGTTGGTTCTTCGACCTACCCTCAGCGACTTCTTTAGTTATATCGCTGTTCAGACTATCGCATCCCTATCGGGTCTTCTCACTTAGTCGTTCACGGTGGCTTTCGCCTTCCGCCCTGTCGCCCACTTCTGGGCTTCCAAGTCAATCAGAGAAGATTTTCCTAATTCTTAATGAACTAGGCCGCTACTGTTAACGGCTGGCTTCAATACACGGTCAGAGAACATATCAAGGCTTAATGCTAAGTCTTGAGTTGTAAACTGTGTGTCTACGTGGAACTGAGTACTTAACGTGACTGGTCATTTTGTTACTCCTACCTTTCGGTAGTGGTGAAATCGCTTCGGATTTCACTCTAGGTCTTCTTTTGTTATAACCTAGTTCAGACTATCGCATCGGTTTTCACCGCCTTCCCACTTAGTCGTTCAGGCTGCACACCTTTCGGTTGCTTGCCCCTTGTTAACCGCTTCCGGCACTCCAAGTCAATCAGGGATGGTTTTCTATCTGCTTAATGCAAATAGCCGCACAAGTTTACGGATGTCTCGTTAAAGTCTTCAACGTTCAAAGCAGGGCCAGTTGTTCCGATAAAACGACCAGGTCTACGGACGTTCACGGTGTTACCGATCTTAGCTCCGACAACCGCAAATTGGTCGTCATAGTTACGGTCTACTTCACTTGTGAAAGTAAGTTCGTTCTCCAAGACCATCAAAGCTTCGTTGGTGATCTTAGAAATCGTAAGTAAATTATTACTCATTTCATTTCCTTAAAAAAGATTGTGTTACCTAATCTTTCCTGCTCGTCTGAGTTCTTTCCATTGAGCTGGTGTACCTGTAAACTCCCCATCAGAAGTTAACGGTACGTCAACGTTAGTACCCCCACGAATCGGATTGATAGGCGCTGGAGCATTGCTCTTTCGCACGACAGGCTTAACTTCGGGGGCTTTTTCAAACCCAGCCTCTATCCTTCCAATCTCTCTTAATGCGCTGACCACAGACAATTTGTTGATCTTCTCGGCTATTTCAGGATTCTCTGCCAGATGGTAAAGAATCTTTGGCCCGACATCGCTCTCAAGGATTGCATCTCTCACTTGATCCGATACCGTTACATCCGAAGATGCAACCATAGCTTCGTAATCAGGCAGTTCAGTCTTTGCAGACTCTAATTTAGACTTCCATGCTTCGGTCAGCTTTTGGCGTTCCTCACTTGCTCGTCTTTCTGCCTCAATCTTGTCTCTGTTTTTCAGCGCATTATCAGCAGCGTATTTAGCCAATGCCCTTGCATATTCAAAAGCATCAGTAAACTCACTTGGCTGTGGCTCTCGGTCTGGGTCTTCCACCTTCGCAGGCTGACTACCTTTTTCTAAAGCCGTTAAACGATCTTCAAGTTCCCTTGCTCTTTGGCGCTCCCTTTCAGCTTCCTGACGGGCTTGCTCCCTTTGCTTGGTTAACTCTGAAAACCGCTTTTCGAGTTTCGGATTCGGCTTTTTTTCCGTTTCCTCTGTCGGTTTGGCTTCTTCTGCTTCTGGTTCACTCTGCTGAGTTTCTGCAACTGGCTCGGGAGTTTCCTCAACCGCCACAGTTTCAGGCTCGTTAGCTAAACCTAACTTTTGAGCATAAAAATCGCCACTATTTTCACTCGTCACAACGGACGATGCTTCTTTCTCTGACATAGGTTTCCCTAAGAATTAACCTCGTCTACCTGACGAGTAAGGTTTTGGGCTTTGCCCGAAATCATTTTTGCTTGTTATTTAAATCATTTAAAGCAGTTTCAATAGCTTGTTTTCTACCTATTTCTGATTTTAATTTTTCAAATTTTGGATGTGTTTGCGCTCTTTCATATTGCTCTTTGTTGTATTTTTTAGCCATTTCTTTAGCTACATAATCAGCCATATTTTCTTTAGACATTTAAACAGCCCTTTCTGTGGTTTCTAGTGATGCTTGATGCGCTGAGATTCTATCAATTTGTGCCAACATTAAAGCAACTTGAGACTTCATGTTTTCAATTTCTAATGCCGTTTGAGCTTTTAGATCCGCTTCCTGAGCTTTACCGTGTACGTTCAGTTCAGCCACATACTTACGTTCTGCATCCCTGAGTTCTATGTCATGAGCTTTGGCGGTGACCCTCATAAGTTCACGTCTTGTCTCAGAATCTTGCTTAACTTGCTCAATATCTTGGCGTTGTTTCATAGCCAACTGCATAGCTTGTATTTGCTGAGTCAACTGCTGAATCTGAGCCTGACCTTGCTTAATCATCATCTGAGCCTGTGGTGGAATCTCAGAATGTTCGTCAATCTGGCTTAGTGGGTTCATCGCAGCGAGTCTATCAGCGATAGTCTCAGCGCCTGGGAAGTCCATGTTTCTAAATACCAGATCACCAGCCACGTTAAACAGTTCAGGCTTGGCAAGTAATGGCATCATTGCATCAACTGCCTCTTGGCGTTTAGAGTTGTAGCCTGGGCCAGTTTCCATAACCACGTCATATTGACCGACAGTTACGTCATTTTTAACCCGACCAACCGCATCACGCTCGTTAATTGTGAGTAAATCAGGCTTACCGTCATCCCCGATAATCCGCATAATCCGCTGAACATCGTAAATTTTAGGGATAAGGTCAAGGATAACCTTACCAATATGGCACATCGACTTCGTCAAGTTGTCGTAGAGGTCAAAGTTGGTCAGATCAACTTGCATTTGTTGACCGTTTAGAGCCTTGCCAGACTGATTGCCCTGTAACTGTTGGCTAGGATCGTAAATCCCAATAATCGTAGCCATGTCGTTGTTAATCTCTTGAGCAGCTGCCATAACCCCAGCAGGAGGAGGCTCGGGCTGAAGTCTTTGAGGAGGAGGCGCTGGGTTTCCGTCAATGTCCGTCTGCTTATAACGCAAAGTAGCCATTGACTTAATGTTCGCAGCAGCCCAGTCAAGTTCGTGACCCTCATCCTGACCCTCTGCCATGATCCACTTGGCTTTAGGTGCAAGCGCAACAGACTCAGTCAGCGATGTCACCCAGAAGTTATACATTCTCTGAGCATCTTTGGCATGACGAACCATACCAAACTTCTTACGTTTATCTCCAATTACAACGTGACGACCGTAAACTGGAATGATTGGGATGTAATACCCTGCCCAATCACGTTCTTCGAGCACCTCGATAGCTGTGATTTTTTTCCATTTGACCGTCTTTTTGAATGATTCACGCTCAGAAAGTATCTCAAGCCCAGCCATTTTGATGCGCTCAAAGAAATCTTTGCCATCAGCGAACCTAGCAGAACCATCAGACAACTGATAAAGAGTAGCTTTTTCCCGAACGGTATAAAAATACTCGGCAACCCTGATATCTTCCTTGGTGATCCACTCAGACTGCGAATCTCCCGTTCCTCGGGGCAGAAATGAGGTTTCCTGTGCGTTTGGATACATTTCCCTGAACGCTACTTTGGACATCATGGTCGTTATAAGGCAACGTTCCATGTCTGAGCCGTCAACTGCAATTGAGTTTGGGTCAATGTAGACAGTAAAAGGATTATCTATTGGGTCGATGAATATCTCTTGGTCGAAAGAATCTTCTCTTACATATCTGTGATCGACTCTGATATATCCCCAACCCATGCGTACAGCGTAGTTATAAGCATTATCGTAAGCATTGTCAGCATTGGAATTTACCTCAATGTGCCTGATTAAACCCTGAACGACCTTAGCATCCGCAGCATCCTCGACCGTATTAGTCGCATGAACACGGATTCTGGGGCGCTGTTGGCGTTGCTGATTCGTAACTTGACGGCAATAGCCATCCAGCTTATTAATGGTAAGAACGGGGCGAGATTCAAGGTTTCTAGAGTTTTGTAAGTCAACAGGCCATTGATCTCCGCCAGAGGCAAACTTTAAATCTTCTAAAGCCTCCTGGCGGTTCATCGTGTCAGCATCATTGGCTAACTTTAGAAACTGTTTAGCTTCTTCGATGATTGGATCGTAATCGTCCATGTCTTGATATTGAGATGCCATTAGCCCATCCAGCTGTGAGGTTGACCGAATTGCTGATAGTTTACTCGTTTTTGTTTCACTTGCCTAGTCTCTTGTACGCCTAAACCGATATACCTAAAAGCATCAGCTCCATGTGAATATTGGTCGTGAAGTGGATTTTTGCTGAATTGCTTGGTATCTGGGTCTACTTCGTATTTATAGTGTCTGAGGCATTGGAGTCCGTCATAACAGTTGTCTCGGTCGAAATAGCAGTTCCTGAATATAGTTCTCGCTGCATTGATTGAATCTGCAATAGGCGTTCTAGGGATGATTTTGGTCTTAAATCCGGCTGCCTTGACAATTTCTTGGATAGACCGTCCGTTTGATCCGATTGTTTTGTTTTCTGCATCATGAGGCAACCATAAAGTGTCGTAAACATACCCAAAAGTCTGCATTGTGGCCAAGTAATGGCTCATCGTCTGTTGGTTGTCTTCCAAATAACGTATAAGCCTGATCTCCCCAGCGATAAACTGTACAAACCATATAGCCGTTGAATCTGCCCAACCAAGGTCAAAAACCGCAATAACAGGCTTGGTAGGGTCGTATCTGACTTTAGTGATTCTCTCTTCCAACTCAGCCATTTGCATCTCACGAGCAAATACAGCACCGTCCACAGTCTGACGGCATAAACCCTCCCAGACCGTGTTGTACGCTTCTGGATCACGATTCTTTAAGGTCATACGCTCCATATTGAGCGTTTCAGGGAACCAAGGATTATCAGACCAATTGATTTTTTGGACTATTGCGTTTTCAGGTGGGTTCAGAATAAACCGTTGATATGTTGCATCTGATTCAAGCTCTGGGTTAAACGATACCCATATTTCTGAGCCTTCCTTACGGATTGTAGGAACTAATACATCCCAGCTTCTAGCAGACACCGTTTGTGCCTCCTCAACCCAGCAAATATCAACCCCTTCGTATGATTTTACGTTTGCTACGTTATTTTTAAGGCCAACAAAGTTAAATTCTGTGCCGTTTTTACCTCGAATCGTTCTATCAATAACTTCGTAAAACTCTGTCAATCCAAGCGCTACAACCTGGTCGCTTAGTAATTTATGGACAGAATCCTTGATCGAGGTCTGAAACTCACGAGCGCATAGTATGCGAAGTGGCTTTTTAGTGCCCAAAATAATCAAAGCTCTGGCAATTCCCCAGGACTTAGCTCCACCCCTACCGCCCCAATAAATCTTATATCGGCTCTTTTTAAATAAGCCTTGTAGCTTTAGAGGAAACTCAACTTCAGCTAGGTTCATGGTTTCCGTCTTTAAAGACTATTTGAAATCCTTCAATAGCTGAACCGTCTGGGTTTGCTATCTTAGTTGTATTGGTTTCACCCCATCCCATCTGAGCTTTTGTCCACCAAATCATTGCAGTTGTATCCCCAGCCTGCGCCTTGTTAAATAGGGACTTAGCGATAGAAGCCGAGGCCGTAGCCTTACCAAGCGCCAGTTCTGTTCCGTAGTATTTACGCAAGGTTTTGTCACTTATGCCAATCAGCGCCCCAATTTGCTCTTGTGGTAGCCCTAATCCCGATGCTTGTTGCACCTGGCTTCTTGTCTTTTCGGTTGGTTCGTGTTCTTGCATCTTTTTATAGTCGGAAGATAACTAAAAGTTATTACAAAATCCTTTGTTATATCAAATACTTACAGTTTCCCGAATTCCTGACCGGTTTCTGCATGGATTGCTTGTTTTCCCGTAAATTCTTGCCACCGCTTTATTATGACATCAACATAATGTGGCTCAAATTCCATCATAAAGCAAGACCTATTTGTTTTTTCACAAGCAATTAACGTACTTCCTGAGCCACCAAATAAATCTAAAACTGTGTTTACTTCTTTAAAGTAATCAAATGACCACTCAGCCAAAGCCACAGGTTTTTGAGTTGGATGGACTCGATGTTGAACTCTTTCTGAGGCTTTCATCATTCCTTTCCACAAATGTCTAAAGATTCTGACACTTGACCATTTTGACTTTACCCAAGCAAGTTCGCAATCTGATTGAGTATCTTTTTGCTTTTCATCAACTCTTTTATCCCAGACAAACCAATTGTTAGATTGAGGCAAAGCGTGACAATAATAGTTTGCTCCCCACCAAACTTGTCTTGGTATTTGTAAAACACCTTCTACAATTTGATAAGCCTCAACAGCATAATCAACGGTGTCATCTTTAAAGTCAACGTATTTAGTGCCTTCTGCAGCGCCAGTTCTTTTTGATCGATCGCCTTTTTCATTAATTCCGTAAGGTGGATCTGTATAACAAAGGTTTATTTTTGTATTATTTATTAGTTTTTCAACGTCATTTAGGCTTGTGGAATCCCCACACATCAACCTGTGGTTGCCAAGCACCCAAATATCCCCTAGCTTTGTTTTAGGTTCTTCAGGTATATCAGGAACAGCATCCTCATCAGTCAAACCCTCAATCTGCTCAGGCTCAAGCAGTTTGTCCAGTTCGTCCTTATTAAAGCCTAGCAATTCCAACGCAAAACCATCTGCCAGTAATTCGTCTAACTCAATTGTTAATAACTCTGTGTCCCAGTCAGCATTTAAAGCCAATTTATTGTCTGCAATGATTAATGCTTTCTTTTGAGTCTCGGTTAAATGGCTAATCTCAATAACTGGTACTTCAGTCATTCCGAGCTTTCTAGCAGCCATTAAACGCCCATGACCGGCAATAATTCCTTTTTCCCCATCTACCAATATAGGGTTTGTCCATCCAAACTCTTTAATACTTGCAACAATCTGAGCCACTTGCTCGTCTGAGTGTTTCCTAGAGTTATTGACGTAAGGTATTAAATCCTTAACTTGGATTTGCTGGATTTGCATCTGTTGACTCGGTTGTTTCCGCAGGTTTTGGCATTTGCTCAGAAGCCTGTTTAGTTAACTTTTGAACTAATAACTGCATATCCCTGATCTTGTGTTCTAGGGATGTGATGATTAGGTTTACGTCTTGGATTTCGTGTGTGAAGTTAAACATTTATTTTCCTTGCTTGTGTTTGCGACCTGGGCCTTTTTTAGTGAACTTTAGGTTCTTTGATGATCTCCAATACATGAATGTATCTTTATCCACACCCAAATAGATCAAAAGTGGTACGGCTACGTTTTTCATTTCTTTTTGGCTCTCTTTTCTGCTTCGCGCTTTTCAGAATAGGCTATTGCCACGGCCTGCTTAACAGGACGACCAGCCTTGACCTCAGTTTCAATATTCTTTTTGAACGCTTCTTTCTTGGTTGACTTAATTAACGGCATCTTCAGGCTCCTCTATAAAACAGACATCTTGCCAGGAAAGGACTAAGAATCTCTCGTCACCATCCTTAAAATTGTGATATTTCAGGTATTCGTCTTTGTAATCCTTGGCTAAAGTGCCAAACCAGACCTTATCCCCGATCTTTAATCCCTCCTCAGCTGCTTCGTCACCGACTGCGGTTACATAACCACAAGTATCCACTTCTGCGGTTTGGATGTAAAGGGCTGACTGGATTCTCGGAATAGGCTTAACAATGATCTTGTCTTTGATGGGCTTCATATTCTGCTCACCTTTCTTGGTCTGCCACCCTTGTTTTTGGGTTCGTTTCCAATCGCTTTATCCAAGGTCTTAATAAAAACTTGTTCCTTATTTTCATCAGCAATCACCAGATTTTCGATAGTATCTGGCAAATCATAATGCTTTAAAGCGCTAAATTCACCGCACCATTCCGTAGAATGTCGGTTTTGGTAAGTAGGATAACGTCTGCAACTACCCATTTGGGCGTTGGACTGTATCCAAAAGTAATTACAAGTCTTACAATTATCGTTAGCCACATCAACTCCTTTGTAGTTGTTTTGGTTAGTAGAGGCCCGTGTGCTCCCACGGGTTCTCTACGTTTTATTTGTCTTGAGTGTGGCTCATGCGAACGTGAGAATATACTTCACGCTCTTTAGAACCGTCATTCATCTCACCCATGCGACCATCTACATGACCCATGTGTGCAGCTGGGCGTGAACCAAGGCTATCGGCTTTACCCATTCCAACCCCACCAGCGATCGGCATTTTGCGCTCACCTGTGGTATCGCTTGACAAAGCACCCTTAGGCACTTTCTCGCCTGATGCGCCAGTACGGTAAACTTCCTTGTCTACCATTGAAGCACCGATTTTCTTCTCACCAGTACGGTCACTAGACTTTGCGCCTTTAGGTAATTTCTCACCTGATTCTGCTCTTGTTGAATACATAATAATCCTTAAAAATTGATTTTCTTGCAAGAAAAGCTCTTTCGAGCACAACCATTTTAACGGATTAATCTTTATTTTCAACAAATATTTTGTACAAAATCACAAACCAAAAGGCTGAAACCCCCAGAATTGCTCCAAGGGATAACAGAATCATGATTAAAAGTAAGTTAATCAAAAGTAAGATGCCCTCTTAGGAATACATTGGATGTCAATGATTATGTCTGACATCATACCCGAGACTATCCTTTTTGACATCACAGGGACAGCCCTTAGACCGTCTTGTTCGCATTGGATAGTCGCCTGAATAACCTCAGTACGGCTCATTTGTTGGACTTGTGGCTCAACTTTAACAGACACGACTGGTGGAGTTGTGTAAGTCTGTACCGGTGGGGTTTCTAGCCTTGGTTGGGCGCACCCAGTTAAGATTAAAAGTAAGCATAAGTATTTCATTTAAGCACCTCCGCTGATTTAAGATCGCCTGTTTCTCGATCAAATACAACTTTCATATTTGATTCTGGTCTTCTTTCGACATATCCCCAAAACATAGGCATTTCAAGATATCTAACATAATCTGATTTAGATTCTGGTTTTATTCTGTATTCATGCTTTTCAGACCACAAAGGCTCACCCATATCGTGCCATTGCTCGTCTCTGTCTTTCCATTGAATCTGAGCGCCATCTGCCCAAGCGTGAATTAAGTCTGCGTGTTTATGTTTCATGGCAACCTCCGTAAACCTTTGAGTTTCTGAGTTTCTCCGTCAAATAAAAATTCCACGTTTTGCTTGCCGTATTTGTTAAATTTGAGGTAAGAACCGTCAACTTGGAGTTCATACACAATATTGGCAGCCACAGCGAAATCTTGTTTTTTTTGAGGAATTACCTCTACGCTAATTAATTTGGTTTTGTCAGGATTCCAGACCGCTTTGACCTTGTTGTCAGCGTTAATTTCCCATTCTTCTGTGATATTCATTTATTTAATTCCTTTAATTTATCTTTTCTTTCTTTGCTAATAAAATGCGTGGTCAAAATAAAACCAAGCAAAACGCCATCAACAATGCTTAACCCAATGATTAAAAAAATTTGTCCGTAAGTAAATGTAATCATGTGTTCTTATCCTTTAATTTAGCTTCTATTGCTTGATAAAGTTCGTATGACATTCCAAAAGGCAAAACCCCGCATTTAATGAGTTCTGCTTTTGTCAATCCTGCCCATTCTTTAGTTTGTGGTGTGGTGTAGAGAGGAATGACATAGCCGCGCTTTTCATCTTTTTCCTCTTTCACATACAACTCTGGTTGACCTTCTTGCATCCACGCTACAGGCTCACTTTGCTCTTGCTTTGGAAACGCTCGTGCACCACCTCCACAAATTGGACAATCAATTTCTTGCCATCCAAGCATTGCTAACTGCTCACCCTGCTCTTGATTTAGTGCTTCTTCTAGGGCTTTAATAGCTAACTCACCTTTCTCAACGTCTATGTATGTTCTTTCGGTGCAAGTCAAATCATTCAATGCCTCTAGCGCTTGTTGCATTACTTCTTTAGTCATTAAATATATACTCCAAAACTCATTGCTTCACAATCAGAAATATCATTCTTGTACCATTTTCTTTTTTTCAAATTTCGAGACTTTAATAAAAGTGCATTGTCAATTCTTTGACTCATACTGCACAAAACATCATCTTGTTTTGGTGAACAATATCCTTGTTTTTCCACATTTGTAGCAAACTTTTCCCAGCCATACCCTGCTTTTTTACATATTTCAATCATGCGTAATTGCTGTTCAGTAAATTTAATTTCTTTAGTCATACAGCCCTCACTACTCTTTGATTGCGACCGCTAAAGCCTGGGCGCTTTTCCCCAGTCTCCACGATTAATCCTTTTCTAAGCAAAGGTCTGATTCTTGGGGTTATTGAACTTACCCGAAGATGCGGTAAGGCTAACTCTATGTCTTGGCTGATACAGCCGTTAGGAAAGCTCTTAATCACGTCTAAGACGATCTGTTCTAGCTTATTGGCATCTACCGTAGCTGCAGCTTCTTTTGACGTTACTGGGTCGGTTTTACGGGCAAACGACATCAGATCGTCAGGAAAATAGGCTTTTAATGTTTCGTATATATCATAGTTTTTCATAAATTATCCTTAATTATCAGTTGGGTGGGCGGTCTAACATAAAGCAGTTTTTGTGTACCAATTCTGTGAAGAATAATACGGCGCTAACCCGTAATACCGCCCCTAAATCAAAATCCGATATCGTCATCCTTTTTAAAATCTTTGGGTCTTGGGTCGTTGATATAACACCATCCATCCCAACCACCTTCTTTTAAAGGTACATTGTCGATTTTGAGCATTTCACCGTTTTTGGTGTCAATAATCATCCCGACCTTGTGATATCTGTTCTTCTCCTCACCCTTGTCGTTGGTGTATTTACCAACGATGGTTGTGATTTCTTTCAGTACTTTAGCCATTCAATTTCTCCAGTTGTTTAATTTTTCCGTCTACTTCATCTAAAAACTTTATTACCTCTTGCTCAAGCTCTGAGGCATACTTTGGATCGTATTCAACCCTTTTAATAAAGAGCTGAAGATTCTCAGGCATCCTTGGGTCATAAGACACAAAATCTGTCCAATGCCGACCTGTACAACACATCTGCCAAGTCATTTGAGTTAAATACTTGGTAGGTACTTTCCCTGATAACAATGTCTCAATGTGAGTTGCTGTGTTTGGGCATTTGATCTCGATCATTCCTGAGTCCCCAACCAAACCGTCAGGAGAAGCGCCAGTCATCGCTATAGTTGGATGGTCAACAAATCCTATTTGATCGACTGTAAGCCCTGTTTTAACCTCATAAGCAGCTCTAGCCAAAGGTTCTGTTTCCGTTCCCCATTGCATAGCTGAGTTTGAATAGGATTCTGCGACTTTTTGAGTCATCCTTTCGCAAACCAACTGTGCCATGTAGTTATCACGGCTTGTTGAGTAACCTGTTTTTGTCTTGGCAATAATGTCCGCAATGCGTGACCCTGTTGCCTTGCCTAGACGTTGTGCAAACCATTCCGGTGTTCCTTGTTCCATTATTTAGCCTCCAGTTTTTTCTTCATTGTGTCTTTTACCTTAATTATCTTTAACTGCCATTCCTTGTCTCCGTTGGATGCGGAAATAGCCTTAACAAAGTTCTTTTGTAATATCTCCAAGTCTGATGAATCAGCTATTGCCTCTAGCCAATCCCTCATTTCGGATTCGTTTACGTCAGATTTAATCTCTTTTTTACGACTTGCAGCGTTACCATCATCATCCTCTGGGGCAATACCGCAAGCTGCCATAAGGGAATATCTACGGGCATAAGTCAAAGCTGAACCGTATCCCTGTGGATCTTGCTTGGATGCTGGAACGTGCAAGATTCCGTTAGCCATTGATTCACCGCTTTCGTGAACAAATATGGTTTCAATAGCAACCCCGTTTTCGCTTGGATGCATTTTCTGCATTAAAGCAATACCGTTGGCGTTTAAAGCGTCTATAACGGCCTCAACGCAAGCGGATAGGTCAGCATAGCGAGATTTAAAATGTGGGTTTGTAGCGGTTTTTAGCGCAGGCCCGAATTGTTGTTGTGCTTTTACAAAAGCTGCATGTACTTCTTTCATATAACCCCCAAAATTGCTAAAACTAATAAAGGTAAAACCACACAAACGCATCCGACAATGACAATAACGTCAGCTTTATCTAAGCCGTCATTCTCAAAGTTGGGTTCTGGGGAGTCTGGAAACGCTTCGGCTAGTGTTCTAGGAAAGCGTTTAGTTGTGGGATTTGTTGTTCCTTTGATGAATCGTATTGGCATAATGTTTCCTTAATTTGTCTTAAATTATCTTTTAGCAATAATAATTGCATAACATTCTTTAGCTACTGAATTAAATTCTTTTCTAGTACATTGACTAAAATCAATACCAGATAAAAACATTTGATCTAGAACATCGTATGCGAGTTGTTCTGAAATGTTCAATAATTTTGCTATTTCTAAATGACGTTTCATAATGTTTCCTTAATTTATCTTAATTTACTCGGCATCAGTTTTGTGCTGATGTCTCGTATTGTCTACTAAATTTGACAGAATTTACGCTTTTTCCAATATTTATTTTAATTTGTTGCTTTTTTGTCAAACTATGTAGATACAATTCAGGCATGGATATAAATAAAGCAATAGCCCTAGCAGGCACACAAAGCAAATTAGCCCGTATTCTAGGAGTATCTAGGGCGGTTGTTCATGCCTGGAAGAAAAGAAAATTGCCAGATATGCGAGTTTGGCAATTAAAAGTTATAAAACCCGAGTGGTTTGATGAAAAACCTCGTTTTTAGGGTATATAATCCAAACCGTCTGAGTGGCATCAGGCGAACGAAATCCATAGAGAACCCCATAGATATCTGTGCGGTCTTGTCAGACGACAAGCGAACTTTTGATGGATTTCAATCGTTTGTTGTTGCTCTCGCCAAGAGCCAAGACCGCAGAGAGATTTATGGGGTTTTTTGCTTTTGGAGACCGTACTCCACACGAAAGCAGAGC